AAGTATATATGATAACACAATCAAGGTACGAATGCAAGCGATACGGTCCGATTCCTTGTCCGTATCACCCGATTTTTCTCCCAATGCTTTAGCCCAAAGTCTCCAAATCTTTTTCATCTATCCAACCAATCTTATAATTTGTAACATGGTGTTTGAAATATTCTTTAACAGAATTGTCTTCAATCGATAACATTTGATAATTTTTATCCATTCCAAAATTAACATTAGTTCCCCTAAACTTTGCACGAACATTGGTTAATGATTCTAATTTTGTTTTGAAATGAAAATACCAATCATTTTTATCAAAATTGTGTATATATTCTCTTGAAGCATACTTGTAAGTTGCTAACGTGTTTCTTATTTTTTGTCCATTATTGTTATTCACCATAGCCCATTTTTGGTAATCTTCGGTGTGAAACCAGGGTACAATTTTATCCAAACATTCTTTTTTAGAAATCTTAGAATTATAAAACAAAGGGCCTCTTAATATACAATTAGTGTATTTTAAATTAAAATAACTACTCCAGAAAAAATCATGTAAACTGTGTGCGGGCCACGGAGATGTTTTAACACAGTTATTGTATTTTTCATATAATATACGACCGAATTTTAATCCTTGTGGAGTTTTATCATAGGCCAAATGCCTTACAATTAAATCTTGATACGCACTGTAATGTACTTCATCGGAAGATATTTTATGTTTAATTTTTTTAAGATTAGTCTGAACGTCAGGAGATAAATGCGAAATAAATGCATCATAATTATGATACATGGTTATAGCCATTAGATTTCCCATGATCTGGTCTGCTGGCTCGGACGTTATAGGAAAATATCCTAATTGAATAATATCATCGAACCAATAGTTTGTACTATCAAACACCTGGAACTTATCTTGAATATACCGATGCCAAGTATTAGGATTTTCTAAAATGCTATCTATACTAGAACAAATGGCTATAGATTTTAATTCTTCTGCACTCAAGTTTTTAAGTAATGCATAGAGCACAAGAGTACTATCGATGCCGCCAGAATAAAATAAGGCGAATTTATTACCTTGTTGAATTAAATGTTTTATTTCCAGGGCACGAAGATCTGTTATATCACTATATGATTTATTAAACGTAGGGTCGTATTCAGGTGCTTCGAATCCTGGTATGATATCTTGTGGCCAAGGTAATGACCATTCTCCGCTACATCTGCTTACAGATATATTAGGAGACATTCGTTTACTAACATCAATGAAAAACTTTCCACCTTCTCCGGATTGTTCTCTAATACTATTCCAAAATTCTATAGTTTTTTTATTATGAAACCCTGCATCCATAAAATAGATGCTATCATTTAGATTCATGCTGGTCCTATCAATTTATAATATCCATCGGAAAATGCTGTAGCTTGAGAAGTTATCCATAGTTCTGAGATTTTATTTTTAGCCTCATCCACTGACATACTAAGGTAAAGAATTCTTTTTAACTCTGCAATAATACCATCTTTCATTTGTGATCGATCATACTGTGAATCTACAAGATTGGTCCACTCTTCGGGGAATACTGTCTGTGCAAATGATGCGTTATCATGCATATTTGTGGAACTGACAAAGTTTGCGGCACATACAGAATGAAACACAAAGTTTGCGTATTCTTTAAGTTCTATCAATTTGTTTAAAGCATCGCCTTCTTTAAAATCTTCAGGAACGCCTTGAAAAAATATCTGGGATGGATCCGATATTATTCTAGTAATTGGTGTTTGTCCTTTTATTAACTCGGGATGATTGCCTTTAATATATTTGGATTTATCGAAAATTGAATAATCTAAACAATTATCATTGTTAATATCTGTAGATTCGTTAGGCAAAACAAATACAGTACTGGCAATTTTCGAAGATAACAATTTTGCAGTTTCGAGAGTAGCCCACAAATCATGTTGATCGATTAGTAACCAACGATCAAACGCATGACAATAAATTCCATAACGTTTGCGATTACCATCCTTTCCAACATACATTACGTTATATAATAACGGTTTAGTTTCATCCATCTTATATCTCGTGTGTGCCATTAAACATAGGATGCATTTTTTCACTAGGAACACTACTGTAAACGTGCAAGGGCAATACTAGTAAATGTTCTTCTTGAGTGACAAAATGATGTGGAACCATCTTATCTAAAATAATAACAGTTCCCGGAGTTAAATCGATATCGGTAGTATGTCCTTCTTGTCCTATAATACTTTTTCCAAACCCTTCAGAAACATATACAATTCGACAAGTTGAATGTATATGATGCGATTGCTCGCTAGTAAACGGAGGTAACAATAACAACTGCCATGTTGGATCTCCTAATCTATTTGGAGTGATTAGTTGTTTACTGCTACAACCATTTATATAAGGAAGATCAGTGAATCTGCTGTATGTGCTGGTCCTAGTTTCAGGAGTGTACCCAAAGATTTCAACACATATCAGTTTACTATCTATTGGATTTCCAGTACCTGTAGTAGAAATAACTGTATTGTTTTCAATATACCAATAGCTGTTTCTACTGCTAGTCGGTACAGTATATTCGCCGATATATGTTCTATATTGATATAAATCTAATTCTGTACTATCGACAATAGTGGAAGAATTGGTATTATGAATTGAATAAGCAATCACAGTATTTCCTTAAAAAGATACAGTTACTTATTCAACTAAGTAAGTCTTCATTCCATTCACGATGGCCTTCCCTAAAAGCCATATTTGATTGAGTTTCTCTAACTTCCACGCGATAGCACCACAGGCGATCTGCTTCACCTTGACCCCACATATCTGGAATGTAAACGCCGTTGATGTATTTGTAAAGCATATCTGCTAGTGCTTCACACCCTAGTGCAGGAAGTATAGTTAGTTTGGCTAACTTACGTCTTTCCATTTCTTTATAGAACTCTAATTCAGGATCATCTTCAGCAACTAAAGTTGTATGGTCGAATTGATCCTCTAAAATCTTTTTAAGTTCTTTAAGTCCGCCGTAATCAGCCGCCCAATTACGAACATCTAAATCGTTAGTACCGAAATAGAACTTCATTGAAAAGCTGTAACCATGATTTAAATTACAGTGACTATCTGCCCGCCACTGTCTATAAGCGCAGGGAAATGCGTCTATATATTCTTTTGTGCTTTGATATTTGTAAGCGACTGGTTGTAATGTTGCCATTGTTATCTCCTTTAGATTTAGCAATGGCGGCAGAGTTTATATTGCGGGATGACGCCTAGGCCGCATATACGTATAATACAGGATTATTTAGTTATGGTCAATAGGGTTGGCGATTATTTTTAATTCGGGTTTACCACCGTTTTGGATGCGTAGTTGTTCCAATTTTTCCTGTACTTCTTTAAAGTGATCATCGGTATCTTTCATAATACCTAGCATAGTCATCATAGTTGAAAGACTCCAGTGCCACCAGCTAACACAGGTCGTGGCAAGAATAATCAATCCGACAAAGAAAATATTTTCAAAAGTAGTACCATAATATAGATACAATAGTGCTGAGACTGCACAAAAGACCGCAGGCACAATAACTGAATAGATACGCCATCCTTTGATTTGCTTGTAAAGTTCTTTTGTGATTAAGCCCATGGTTGTGGTCCCCTATATTATATTTACAGGAGATTTTGGGATATTTAAGCGAGCTTATTACTGATTTGCAATCATTCCAAAACCCAACCAACCACCGGGACTACCTGCTGTAACACAGATCCACCCAACATAGTTACTGGGTGTTGGAGTTAAATTCCAACAAATGTCGCCTGTGTTGTAACTTCCAGAAGTCGGTGCGCTTGCTCCTGAGGTAAATCTTTTACCCCCGAGACTGACATCACCATTTACAGCAAACTGTACTGTAGGATCAGGATTATTAATATTAACACTTAACGGGCCAAATACTTTAACTGGTCTATTTTGTATTAACTTATCTCCGATTTCTAATTGATTAAAATTAGCGGATATAACATTATTTTGTTGTAAAGTTATAGAAACATTCGAACTGGAATTTATGTTTGCTGGAGTGATATTGATACTGTTAGTTCCATCATTTAACAATAATGATCTAACTTTGGCATCACTTTGGCTAGCATCTACTCCGCCGATAAACATAGCAGGTCCAGTAACAAATAAACTTTGCAATGCACCTAATACGTTTAGATTACTGCTTGTGACAGTTGGACCTAATGCAGTTTCACTAAGAACTGCTTTGCTATCGATCATATATGATTGATTTGCAGAAATATCAAAACTCTCACTAGTCCATAATCTGTCAGGGTTGTTTAACATTACTAATTGACGAGTGTAACCTGACCCGGCCCACACTAATCCTAACCCATATATTCCACTGTCAGTACCGGCAATGAATTGTAATGGACTTGAACGATCTATTCTGTTGTCAGATGTTAATGTAGTTGCATGTAATGTACCATACACATTTAGTACACCACCACCATTTACAGGATCTCCAATATTAACTTGCCCACTATTTTTTACAGTTATGCGAGCAAGATTATCAGTTCCAATAACAAGATCGTGATTGCTATTTGTGCCCATATAGGCTAAATTAGCAACAGGACTTCCGATAACAATATCGACGTTATTATCTAAAATATTTAAACTAGCAACTGGAGAATCTGTACCCAATCCTAAACGATTGAACGTAGTATTAAAATAGGCAAAATCTCCTAATTCAGCATCGCCTGATACTGCTAAAGATTGTAATGTGCCAACCTGCGTAAGATTGCTAGTTATAACAGTTGCACCTAATCCTGTAGAAGTAAGTACTGGAACTCTATCTATATTATAGGAGTGTCCTGTAGATAAATCAAGGTCATGATCAGTCCATAACTTATTGTTACGGGTTACGAATATTGGGTTATTCGGGTCTTGTGAATTTGTAAATAATGGCATAAGTCGGGTCTCTTTATGATATTTATCAAGAGACCCGACTTAAAATAGTGCTTATTGCACTTTGAGTAACAATGTATCCTCGTTAATGCGACCGTTCATTTTAGTATCTGTAGCATTGATTTCATCTAGGAACTTGCGTAGTTGTACTTTACCTGCAGATTTAAACTCTTTAAGTTTTTCTTCTGGCTTACGTACAGTTTTTTGTACACTTGTATTCTCGTTAAACCCGGTAATTGTAGTACCTTTAACACCTAAGTCTTGGTATTCTGCGGCAACATACTTGCCCAATTTACGAGTCTTAGCATTGAACACCCAAAGTTCCTTGGCACCAATAATGTCAGTAGGATTAATACTAACCAATTTCAAAGGTTCGTTGCTTTTCATGTATTTCAATTTGGCAACAATCTTCTCTTTTGGTTGCGATTTACGAGCTTTTGGCTTGCGATTTGCTTTAGCTTCTTGGCTCAGCATGTCACATGCACTCATAATTTCCTGATAAAAAGCAATCAAATTCTTAAT